TTATAATCTTTATTTTAAAGGAGGTTCTCATTATGCCTAAAAATAATGAAACTAAGTTGGCAGATTTCTTTAATCTACCAAATCCTGGCTTACGGTCTTATTTTGACGTTGTCAGAAAAGGACAGCCAGATGAGTACAGAACGACCTTCGCCAAGGGTCAATCTGTTGAGCAAGTTCTTAACTCTTGGTCAACTACACTTGATCAGATATCTGACAAGTGGGAATCGTTGCATGAGTTCGAGAACGACATGAGAGCTAAAGTCGGACCTTTATCTATTATGAAGCCCCTGTCAGAGCGCATGGAAGATATTGATCTTTACTACACCTCTATCCTCAAAGGTGGTCAGGCTCTCGACGAAAGAGCTGTGAAAGCAGTGATTTCCGAGTTTTCAGGTGTGTCAGGCCTGAGAATCCGCAACCAGACTGATACTGTTCGGAAAATGAAGAAGAGTACCAATTCTGGGTCGCCCTATTTTACTAAACGCCGAAATGTCGTTGACAAGACGGTGGTGTGTAAAGTACAACCATGGGGCAAGAGTGTCCTACAAATTCTGGACAATTCCAAGGTTCATTATGAAGCTTGTGCTTGTTTAGGATGGCGGGGACAGGAAGGCGGACCTACGGATGAAGACGTAAAGCAAAGGGTTGTTTGGATGTTCCCTTTTGCAGTCAACATTCGAGAACTGCAGGTGTACCAGCCTTTGATTGAGGCAGTTCAAACCCTCAATCTAGTTCCAGCATGGGTTAGCATGGAATCAGTGGACAGAACAGTAACTTCGCTGTTTGACACTAAGGCGCCTGAGGATCTGGTGGTATGTACAGACTTCTCTAAATTCGACCAACACTTCGGTAAGCCGATGCAGGACGCGGCTTTCACTATTCTTCAGTCTTTGCTCACGAAAGACACGAACTCTAGTGAGTGGTTGAAACACGTTTTCCCCATTAAATACATGATACCTCTCATGTATGACTATGGCAAAATAAGATATGGTAGTCATGGTATGGGAAGTGGTTCGGGTGGCACCAATGCTGATGAAACCTTATCTCATAGGGCTTTACAGTATGAAGCTGCAATTAATCAAAAGCGCAAACTTAACCCAAATTCAATGTGTCTAGGAGATGATGGGATCATTTCATATCCTGGTATCACAGTGGAGGATGTAGTGCGATCGTATACTGCCCACGGACTTGAAATGAATAGTGATAAGCAGTACGCGAGCAAACAGGACTGCGTGTATCTTAGACGTTGGCATCACAACAAGTACCGTGTCGACGGCGTATGCGTAGGTGTTTACTCAACCTATAGAGCTTTGGGTAGGCTGTGTGAACAGGAGCGCTATTATGATCCTGATGTGTGGAGTGCCAAGATGGTTGCGCTACGACAGCTGTCTATTATTGAAAATTGTCGCTGGCATCCATTGTTCAAGGAATTCGTAGACTTCTGCATGGAAAGGGATAAATACAGACTAGGTGTTGATATCCCAGGTTTCTTGGCTAATATTGACAGTGAGGCTAAAGAAGCTACAGATCTCATGCCTGATTTCTTAGGCTATACCAAGTCCCAGATGAAAGGGGCGAGTAAAGGTATGTCTTCGTGGGCGGTAGTTAAATACCTGAAATCAAAGCAATGATCTGGATGGTGCTTAAACCATTGACGCTTTCCGCG